TGGTGTATGTGGTATTTGCTATCTGGTGAAACCTTTACTTTGCTTTATCGCAAAGACCAGACAGATGCCAATCAAACTCCAATTGAACTTTATAACCTAGATTCAACTCTGATTACAACTCAGATGAATCCAGCCAGATACCCAACTTATCGGTTATCGACCCCTTCTTATGGATTTAATCGGGATGAGCCATTAGCCGCCCATCAAGTAATTCATGTTTCTGAAGCCGCATGGCAAGGTTCTGCTGGTTTTAACAAAGGTATTCTAGCGACTGAATTGGTAGCCTTAGATCAGGATATTGATCTATATGCAAACTTTGTTATGCAAAATGGCGCAAAGCCATCTGGCATCTTTAGCACTACATCTGTGATTCCTGATGCTAAATACAAAGAAGTAGCTGGAAGAATTAAAGAAGCATGGTCAAGCATGACAGGAAGCAAGCCTACAGACCTATCTAAGCCGGGTCAAGGTATGCTTTTAGACCAAGGCATGACATACAATCCAGTTCAAATGCTTACTTTGCAAGATGCAGATGCCGCCAAGCTAAAAGATCAAACAACCAAGCGCATTTGTGCATTGTTCGGTGTTCCACCCCAAATGCTTGGCTTAGAAACAGGCAAATTCAATAATACTCAAACTTTATTGGATGAATTCTACAAAACCACTATGTATCCAATGATCATTGCTATTGAGCAAAAATTCAAAATGGGTTTATTAAAGGGTTATCCAAACCTTTGTATTCGATTTGATACAAAAGATTTTCTAAAAGGGGCGGCATTAGATCAAATGAATTTTGTTACCGCTGGTATTGCTGGTGGATTAATGACCCCTAATGAAGCTAGAGAATATATGAATATGGCTAATATTGAAGGCGGCGATGAATTATTATCAGCACAACCAAAAGATATTAGTTCTACTAATGTTCCAATAGGATCAAAGACAGCAAAGATTACCCAACTTCCCGGCAGTAGTCCGCAAGATACTGGTGGTGGGGGCGGCAATCAAACTAAGAAAATGAACATAGGAAAATAAAACATGGAAAATATTAATAAGATTCTTCAGATTTTTGGTTATCAATTGCATAAAAATAATGTTAAACTACCAGTAAAATCTGTAAAATCCCCTAAAATACAAGATAATAATCAATCTATTAAGAATGGGATTATCAATGAATCAGAACCTAAGCCTACTTTGCGAAGCAAAACTAAGCCTAAACCAATCCTCAAAAGACAAGCTACCAAGCGGCAAGATTGAAGCTAGGGTAACTTCTTGGGGCGCTAGAGAAGGCGCTGATGGTCGCCGATTTAATTATCAGCCTGAAGGATTCCAAAATTGGGCTAATGAGTTTGCCACAACTGGCAATCCATTGCCAATGTTCTTAAACCATAATGATATGGGTATGCCTGTAGGTCAATGGACAGAGTTTAACTTTGACAAAAAAGGTATGACTGCATCTGGTGAACTATTTATGAATACTACCGCTGGTTCTGATCTTTATGAAGTTCTAAAAAATTCCCCAAATCTATTTGGCGGTGTTTCTGTTGGCGCTTATGCCGATGAAGCCTGTATGGTAGATGAAGATGGCAATCCAGTAGCAGAAGATGATAATATGGAAGATGAAGCCTATTTTCAAATTACTAAAGGCGGTTTGCGTGAAGTTAGCGTTGTAATGTATCCAAATAATCCAGCCGCAGAAATTCAAAAGCTGGAATACTTTACAGCCGAAGGCGCACCAAATCCCCGCAATATCGAAAAAGCCTTGCGAGATGCAGGACTTTCCCGAAAAGATGCGACCACCGCATCTTCAACCCTGAAAAAATTGCTTGAACAGCGAGATGCTAAACAAGTGGAAATTCAGGTAGCCCCAGTTCAGAGTGAGCCTGAAGCGGTGGTCGAAGAAGCTGATGATATTCTTGAAGCATTAGAAAAAAGAGAACTTCTGAAGCAATTATCTAATCGTATTAAATAAGGAATAAATCATGTCCGATAAAATTATCGAAAAACTTGATTTGATCGAAGCATCTAATGTTGCTAAGATTGAAGAAGTTAAAGCAGAAGCAGTAGCCGCAGTAGAAGCTGTTAAAGCAGAAATGACTGAACAAGTAGTAGCATTGGAAGCTAAAATTTCCGCTATTCAAGTTCCAGAAATCATCCGCACACCAGCTAAAACTGTTAAGCAAGATGTAAACCGCAAGGTTAAAGAGCAACTTGCCAAGATGGTTAAAAAAGGTTCAATGGGCAACAAAGAATTTGAAATGTTTGCTGATGAATCAGAATATCAAGCATATTTGAAGGAAGATGGATCACAAATTGGTAATCCTGCTGGTTATGGTGGTGGTTACAATGTCGGTGGTCGTACAGCCTACGATCCTGTATTCCACAAAATGCGTTTGATGAATCCTTTGCGTGGTGTTTCACGCAATGTAACGACAGATGGTTCTGTGTATCAGTTCCGTGCTAAAACAGGTAATGCTGGTGCTCAATGGGGTTATGCAATCCAAAACAACGGTGCTCCAACTACTGAAAACACAAATATCTGGCAAGTAGTTTTGCAAGATATTAATGTCCAGTTCCCAATCCGTACAGCGGCTCTAGATGATATCGATGGTTTGGAATCAAATGTTGTAGATGATATGTTGCTAGAATTTAGTCAGCAAGAAGGTATTGCTATGATTCAAAACAATGATCAAGTATCTCCAACTGGTAATCCTACTGGCGGTTCTAATGGTATTCGTGGTTTGAACCAATATGCTGGTGCTAACTCTGTTTACACTGGTGGCTCTACTTCTACTGCCGCTTTCGGTACTTCAGGAACAGCATCTACAGATGGATTGGCTTCGATTGGTACTTATGACCAATTAACTTCAAACACAAATACAGTTAATGGTAACAACATCACTTTTGATGATGTAATCACATTCTTGCATAGCTTGCCACAAGAATACTGGACTCCAGATGCTAAAATTATCGTTAATCCATTCATGCTTGCACAGATTCGTGGCTTAAAAGATACAAACGGCACTCCAATTTTTGATCGTATGACACCATTGATTACTGATGGTATTGTTGGTCAAATTGCTGGTTTTGATGTTGTTGTTAATAAGTATCTTGATACTCCTTATCAATCAACTACTGGTGACGCTGGAACAACTAGCTTGTACCCAATGTTCTTCGGTCAATGGTCACGCTTCCACACAATCGTGGATCGCTTGAATATGGTTCTGCGCCGTTATGATCAGACATTGCCCGGCTTTATCACCTTCTTTGGTGAGAAGCGTTTGGCAACTTCTGTTGTTGATCCGTTTAGCGCAATCCGCTATCGTTCTACTGGTACAGCAACCTAATAAAGTTGGGGCGGTCAAAAGCCGCCCCGCTTTTACTTTTTAATACTTGGAAATAAAATGGCTAATCTAATTCTTGAAGCAGTCCAAAAAGCCCTTAAAAAAGGCGAAGCGGAAGTAAATTTAAAGGAAGCATCTGCGCTTACTGGCTCTGGTTCTGGGGTTGGTGGTCGCACAATCTATGATGATGCTTTTGCATCTTTGCGCCAGAATAATCCAATTCGCAATGCTGGTGCTAGAGTAATTCAAACTATTGGCTCAGATGAAGCCTTTGTAGTTAAAACTGGTAACATTACCAATGTCCAACAAGGTTCTACATTTAATCCTTGGGGATACCCAATTAACAATAACAATGCCAATTCTACAACTGGTATTGCTACAACTTACTGGCAATTGCCAGTTCGATCCATTAATGCTGTAGTTCCAGTTAGAACAGCAGTTATGAGTGATATTAATGGAATCAATGAATCTATTGTTGGCGACATCATGCTAGAGTTTGCACAGCAAGAAGCATTGTCAATGATGCTCAATAATGATCAATCAGGTTCAACTTCTTACAACTATGGTGCTACACAAGGTTTGCGTGGCTTAAATAGTTATCCTAGTTCTACATCTGCCGCCGCTTTTGGCTCTAATGGTCCAGCAATGACCAATGGTCGCCATACAGTTTTAGCTGTAACCCAAGCCGCCGCTGGTGCAATTAGCTACAATGATTTAGCCAATTTAACTGGTGCTTTGCCAGCACAATATTGGACAGACCCATCAACCGCTTGGATGATGCACCCAACAACCATTAAATTGTTGAGAGAATTAGTAACAACTACTTCTGGCATCCCTTATTTCTTAGAAGTAGGCGATGAAGATGGCGGCGCTGTTGTTTATATGTTTGGTTTCCCTGTAATCGCTAACCCATATATGCAACTGGCTGGTGCTGGCAATTATCCAGTTTACTTAGCCGCATGGGATCGATTTGTAACTATTGCTGATAATGAACTAATGAGCATCAAGGCATTTGAACAAACCCAACCCGGATTCACAACTCTGTTCTGTGAAAAGCGGGTAGTTTCTACCATTCGAGATGTATTTGCTGGTGTTCGATTGACCCACAGTTAAGGTAAGCCATGCCATTAGATAGTTTAACTAATGGTCCTTTTTTAGGGACTACTAGGAATCCTTACAGCTATGAAAAGATAGAGCAAATCAGCCGGGACATTCAAACTGGCTGGCTTACTCTTGATCAGATTACCCAACAGCTAAATCTATTCCAAGATGAAAGCCAAGATAGCTATCTATCAGGACTTGAATTAGCGACCCGCATGGCGATTGAGGACTATCTTGGTATGTCCATATTCCCAGTAAGCTATAAAGTTTACTATGGGGCATTTAATGGCATTAGTGGCACACAAACGCTATTGAATTTGCCAGAAGTAAGCCAAGACAATCAAAATCAAATTGGCACGGTTATTAATTCCGTTGGATATTGGAATGGAAACCAGCCGCCAACATTTACTTTGCTTTCGCCTACTTCATATTATTATGATCCTACTGGCAACCAAGTTATTGCTACTGGATTCCCAGAAGAAGTAAACCAAATAATGAGCAATCCTATTGTGGTTCAATACACAACAGGAGCAAGTCCTTATGCTCAATATCCAGTTATTCAACAAGCTGGTTTATTGCTTTTGACGCATTTATATAACAATCGTAGCGATACTGTTATGGGTAATATGACCAAAATACCATTTGGCGTAGAGCAATTATTACGGCCATACAAACCGCTGGTGTTCTAATGGGTATTGTTCGGTTTGAAACCGTAAATGTGAACAATGTCAGTATTTCTACTGATAGCGTTGGCCAAACCGTACCCAATATAACCCTTTGGTTTCAGACCCGTGCCAGAGTATTAGATATTAAGAATCAAGATTACAAGGTATTGGATCGCTGGTCTGACAGCAAAAAATTTAAAGAATATCGTATTGCAAGGAGCTTAAAATGAAACAAATTTTAATTAATTGGATTGGCGTAATTCTTCTTGGGATCATCTTTGGATTAATGTTTGGTTGGGGGTTTTAATGCGAAAAGGTGCAATGAGCCTTTTTGATGAGAAATGTCCTTGTGATGATTGCCGATATAAAGAAGATTGCAAAAAGAATGATTGGGCTTGCACTCATTTTCTTCGGTATATTGTTAGCGGATCATGTTACCTGGATGTT